GGCAGCGGCGTCGAGGTTGAGGATGCTGTCGCCAGCACCATACGCGGCGTCGAGGCTCTGGAGCGTCGGGCGATAGAGTTGGGGGCCGAACCCGTCAGCGGTGAGGTGTGGGAGGAGACGACGCCGTCGGGCGCTGTCATTGCGGTGTGCCGGGACAAGGCGGAGATCGCGAAGATTAGAGACAGCGGCAGGGTCGACCGGGTCTATGCGATGAGCGAGGTTGCAGCAATCGTGGAGGCGTTTGAGGACGGCAAGGCGGGTGAGGTGACGAAAAAGGTGAAGTCGCTGTTCGAGGGTGCTACAATCGAGAGCATCAAACCGAAGACGCCAGCGCAGGTTGTGGCGTCGTTAGATGATGAGATACCATTCTAATGACGGTAAAGGATTTGAACATAATTTACACAGACCAAGAGTACCAACTGCTCGGCGGTCATGCGTGGATCGATGTGCATACGCTCACGGTTCACATCATGCGTGTGAAAGATGGCGTGCGTGTCGAGGTGTATCCCGCAGCGCACGATGGTGTCAGCGAACCGCTGGCGGAGTGTCGGGCCAAGTGGGAAGAGCCTGCGCCCGAAAGCAGTACAAAGGTGGTGAGGCGGTATGTTAGATAAGGGCGACGGACTATTCGCGAAGTGGCTGGCACAGGGCTGCTGCCCAAAGTGCCAGTCGGATACGTTGGTTAAACACACAGGCGGCTCGCAGTGCAGGTGCTGCGGCCTTGTGATAGGGAGAAGTGAGGATGGACAAGTTAGACGCACTGGACGCAGCCATACACGCCGTGGAGGCTCGTGGCGAGAATTATGGAAGCGTGCGGGAGAACCACGAGCGGATAGCGGCGCTGTGGTCGGTTGTGTTCGATCAGCGGGTTACGCCGGAGCAGGTTGTGCTTGCAATGACGTGCCTGAAGGTGGCCCGGCTGATGGAGACGCCTTCGCATGAAGATAGCTGGGTCGATATATGCGGATACGGCGCATGCGGAGCGGAGATAGCAACAGATGGCTGATGTCGTAGACCTTGAGGCGCAGGAGCGTGACTATGTGCGCTTCTTCCGCAACTACGTCGACTGTGACTGGTGCGGCATGCAGACGCGCGGCAGGGTCTACGAAGAGACGCAGACGATAGTGTGCAGCGCCTGTCGCAAGCCGCTGCTGGAGATAGATGAGGATGTCAGCTATGTGCTGACGCTGGAGGACGACTGATGGCATATCCTAAGACGCCAGAGAAGCTGTTCGATATTTTTCTGGAGCGGGTCACAGAAGGACGTGCCGGTATCAATGTCTGCAAGGACGATGACATGCCGGGCTGGACGACAGTGTGGCGCAAGATCACGTCTGATCCTGACTTCGAGCAGCGCTATCGCACAGCGCTGTCGTCTCGCGGTATGGTGTACGCCGACATGCTCGACGATCTGGACAAGAAGCTGCTGTCAGGGATGATCACAGAAAGCGCGCACAGGACGCTGTCAGACAACATCAAGTGGCGATCAGCACGCATGACGCCGAAGGTTTACGGCGACAAGCAGCAGATCGATGTGACGGCTTCTCCGGGCGGCGAATACCTTCAGGCATTACAGCAGATCAATGACAGCTTAGAGATGCGTCGGGCTGAGGCGATTGAGCATGAAGAGGGAGAGACACACACAACCGAAATCACTACGCGCGCGCAGTCAGAACGCTCAGAATGAGTGTCCTGATAGCGACATAATATAGGGATATAATGGGACAATCGCTAAGTCATTGAAATCATTCAACCGCAATCTTCCATAATGAACGTTATGCGACATTTATACAGGAATTAACCAGATTTCGGTTGACCCCCCCCGTCTCGCGCACGCGGCGGGGCGGGTGTAAATATATATACCCCTACCACCCCCACCCCCGTTATCGGAGAACCCGCAATGACCCCATCCGCCGCCGAAAAAAATGACCTTGTGGCGATGATCGCGCAGTTCCGCGACGACCCGCGCTTTTTCGTGCAATCGGTCCTCGGCGCGACGCCTCAGCGCTGGCAGGGCGAGGCGCTCGACGCGATTGCGGCGCACGACAAAGTCGCCATTAAATCCGGTCACGGCGTCGGGAAGACGGCCTTTGAGGCGTGGGTGACGTTGTGGTGGCTCCTGACCCACTACCCCTGCAAGGTCGCTGTCACGGCCAACAGCGCGCACCAGCTAAGTGACGTCCTGTGGACCGAGATTGACCGCTGGGCGCGCAATATGCCGAAGGCGTTCAAGGATTTGCTTGAGTTTAAGTCCGACAAGATCGCGCTCAAGGGTGCGCCGGACAGCTTCGCCGTGGCGCGGACTAGCCGCCGGGAGAACCCGGAGAGCCTCGCGGGCTTCCACTCGCCGCACATGCTGTTTGTGGTCGAGGAGGCGTCGGGCGTGCCGAACGTGATTTTCGAGACTGCGTCGGGTGCGCTGTCCACCCCCGGCGCGAAGATTATCATGTGCGGTAACCCGACCCGCTCCGACGGGTACTTTTACGACGCATTTCACGCGGACCGCGAGAAGTGGCACTGCATCACTGTGTCGTGCGAGGACGGCGAGTACGTCGATCCCAAGTTCATCGGCGATATGGCTGAGAAGTATGGCGAGGCGAGCAATGTGTTCCGCGTGCGCGTGCTGGGCGAGTTTCCGACGCAGTCTGACGACGTGCTGCTGCCGCTGCACTTGGTGGAGGACGCGACGAAGCGCGACGTGGAGGCTGGCCCCACCACCCCCGTGGTCTGGGGCTTGGACGTGGCGCGCTTCGGATCGGATCGATCGGCGCTGGCAAAACGTCAAGGCAATGTCTTGGTTGAGCCGATCAAAACGTGGCAGAATAAGGACTTGATGGAGTTGGCGGGCATTGTTTTGGCGGAACACGACGCCGTGCCGTACAGCATGCGCCCGCAGGCGATCTACATTGACGCAATCGGGCTGGGAGCCGGTCTCGCCGACCGGCTGCGCGAGTTGGATTTGCCAGCGGTTGCGGTGGCGGTCAGCGAGACGGCGTCGCTGAAGGATCGCTTTAATCGGCTGCGCGATGAGTTGTTTTGGTCTGCGCGCGAGTGGTTTGAGGCGCGTGACTGCCACATGCCGGAGGACGACACGCTGATCGCGGAGTTGACGGGGATCAGGTACAAGTATTTGAGCAGCGGCAAGCTGAAGATTGAGAGCAAGGACGAGATGAAGAAGCGCGGGCAGCGCTCGCCCGACACGGCTGATGCGTTTGTGCTGACGTTCGCGGGGCAAGGTGCGGTTGCCGGAGGCTACTCAAGGGGTTACAATAGCAGCCGCGTAGTCAAGCCGAAAACGAACTGGGTAGTGTGATGGCCGTTAATGATCAGTTTGCCGGGTATGCCCAGCAGGGGCTTTTGGCCGAGCCGATGGATGTTTCGCCCTTGGGCGATTTCGGGCGCGGATTGCAGTATTCGCCGTTTGATTTGCTTGGTGCGCCGGTTGATTTGATGAATATGGGCTTGCAGAGCGTCGACGCCTTATACGGCGCTCAGAACGTGCTTGGCTCGGAGCGGCCCTTTCTTGGCTCTGAGTATCTGATCGACAAATACGCGGACCTTGGTGAGGCGACGGGGTTGTTTGATTATCAGCGGCCCACCGGCTCGCTTGCCGAGACTGCCGGACGTATCACTGGCGGCGTTGCTGCCCCGTTTGGCGGGGCAAAGGCTCTTGCCAGCATGAATACCAATGTTTCTAGCCTTATTAAGGCTGCGCGAGATGCTAGGAGTTTGCGCGACGAGGCTGCTGACCTTGTCGCGAAGGGAGATGATGCCGGTGCCGCTGAGGCGTCGCAGGTTGCGACTGTCTTAGAAGTAGAGGCAGCCCCCCTTGTCAGCGTTCTGCAAAGGATCGACGCCGATGGCAAAGTCCCGAAATTTACCGTCAAAGACGACGGAACCTACCTCAGTGTCGGAACAGATATGGCAGAGCCTGCAAAAGCCGCCGACACCGTCAGCGAAGCGCGACGAGGTATGGGGGCGGATGAAGCGAGAGTTGTGGGCGATGAGCCACTGTCGAAAGAAGAAATCCGTTTTATCATCGAAAGCCCCGAATTAAACGCGGCTCGGCGGTTTGGCGATGACATATCAATGGCGGTTACTGGTCGTCCGTTTGACACTGAATTGATCCTTGGGGACACGGGGCGGGCGTCGAGAGAGAGCAGCATAGCGAAACAGGCGGCGATTGGTCAGGCCTTTCGATTAGCGGTTCAAGGTAGCCCTGAGTATAAGTCGCAGGTTTTTGCGGCGTATGGGGAAAAATACCCTTCTGTTCTGGAGGCCGTGGGCGCGAGGGATTACGACGATCTGGTGCAAAAGTCGTATCTTCAGATGCAGGCAGAAACTGAGGCGCAGTTTAATCGCCTGCCGGTCAATACGTTTTACCACCCCGGCGATTTTGATTATGTGACATCTCAGGGCGGCACTAACTCTATCGGCATGCTGCGCGATGTGATCCAGAACCAGAACCTGAATGTGTTCCGGGGCGGCGACCCGCATGAGTTTTTGAGCCGTGTTGACCCGGCCACCGGCCTTTCTTCAAACGAAAAATTCCGCGCTGTACACGATTACGCTGGTCACGGCATCCTCGGCAATAAGTTTGACGCACTGGGCGAAGAGCGCGCATACGCGGCGCACTCTCAGATGTACTCTCCTCTAGCGCGTATGGCGATGGCGTCGGAGACGCGCGGGCAAAATAGTTTTGTTAATTACAGCCCTCTTAATGTCGAAGTAGAGGCTCAGATTGCGCGGGAAATGGACAATCTAAATTCTGCTAAAACCGACGCGGCCAAAGCAGAAATAAATGAGAGGATTATCGATTTGCAGGGGCAGCGCCGGTACGGTGATCAGGTCTCTGTGCTTTTGCCGCCGGAGATGCTTGACGTTCAGTATTCCGGGGGTATGCCGGGCTATCTCCGGGGTGTAAACCAGCCTTTACTCGGCTCCACAGTTGACGATGTGCCGGTCTACCATTATTCCAAAACGCCGGGGCTTCTCGAAATAGACCCTTCATTCGTCGGCACAAGAATGGGTCCGGAGAGATATGGAAATAAAGAGGCGGCAAGCATTGAGTATTATGACCGTCCGGATCGATCTTATTACTTTGCAGACGAGGCACCGCAGTCAGTCGTAGACCCGGCAATGAGCGATGCGGTTGCGGGGTATGAGGGGCGAGCGTCAGGTCTTTACGATGTGGGCGCTGACCCAATAAACCTGAAGACGCTGGCGCAGCAGAGGAATAAAGGCGTTTTGGACAAGAACCTGTTTCTCAAAGACCTTGAGAGTTCAATTAGAGATTACGGATATTCTGGCTATGTGTCCCCGTTCGCGGGCGGGCGAGCCGCTTTACTTTTTGACCCTCTTCCGGTCACGCCAAATCAAGGAATTTTAGTAAAATGAAGCAACATGAAAAACTGTGCTATCTCCCGACCCGAAAACTTTGTTCCCTAAATGGCGCTCTTGAGGATGATTACTTTCCTGAGCAAAAGCAAAACGTCTTCCGTCAAGAGACAACCACATATGAATATGTTGACGAGGGCGTGAAGGTTACTCGGTTTGTTCGCAACTATAGCGGGGATGTTCATTGGGATAGCACAAGCAGCGAAATCATTGCTCATCGGGAGGATTGGAATGGCCCCACGCGCCCCTAAAGACCCACGCCTAGCGCGCGCCGGTGTTTCCGGCTACAATAAGCCGAAGCGCACCCCGAACCACCCCAGCAAGTCGCATGTGGTTGTGGCGAAGGAGGGCGACAAGGTTAAGCTGATCCGCTTCGGCCAGCAGGGCGTTAGCGGTGCGGGAAAGAAACCGAAGACCAAGGCAGAGAAAGCTCGGCGGGCGTCGTATTATGCAAGGCACAACGCGCAAGACCCGAACCCGGACAAGCTCTCGGCCCGTTACTGGAGCCACCGCACTAAGTGGTAACAATCCTGTGGCGCAGGCGCTTCGGGGATTGAGACAGCAGATTGTGAAGCCGCGCAAAGGGCGTGGCTCTTATTCAAGGAAGGACAGATACGATGGGATACGGTAAGGGCAAGAAAAAGGGCAAGGGCGGCAAAGCCTCGAACGAAGTGCTTGGAAAGTATTGCGGCTAATGGCTAGGGGCGTCGCACATTACTTTCGCGATGGCACACGGCAT